CCAAAGAAGATATTAACTTAACTCCAGGATAAACATACCAATCCGTTTACCTGAATACAGATCAAACATACGGAGAATCCCAATGGCTACCAAATCGGTTACAGATGATAGTTTTGAAAACGATATATTGAAGGCCGACGGACCGGTACTGGTTGATTTTTGGGCAGAATGGTGCGGGCCGTGCAAGATGATCGATCCAGCGCTGGAAGAAATCAGCGACGAAATGAGTGAGCAGGTCACAATTGTAAAGCTCAATATCGACGACAATCCCGATGTACCTGGGAAATATGGCGTGCGCGGCATCCCAGCGTTGATCCTATTCAACAATGGCGAACCAGTAGAAACCAGAGTTGGTCAGGCTCCGAAGAGTCAGTTGAAATCCTGGATAGAAGATAGCTTGCCCGCCTAGTAAGCCCAAAATACACCCGAAAAGCTCGGCTACCTTATCCCAGAGTTTCGGTGAGAATATATTAACTTAACCCAAGGATTAACAACTATAATGTACGGACCAAAAACCAAATTAGGTAAGGAAATTCACGCCGACAAATACCGGGCTGCTAACGAGACTTTTGAGGAGTCTCAGGTGCGCCTGGCTACAACATTGGGTGACTACCCATCCCATGTAGAAGCATTGAAAGATATCATGCTCAACCAGCGCTTCCTTGCAGCTGGACGTGTTCAGGCGGCGATCGGAGCCGTGCGCAAGACAACAGCGCTCAACTGCTACGTCCAGGGTACCATTAATGATAGCATGGACGGTATCATGAAGCGCGTAGCTGAGGCTGCTGAAACAATGCGGCTCGGCGGCGGCATAGGAATGGATTACTCCACACTTCGCCCGCGCAACGACATGATCGAATCTCTACAGAGCAAATCATCGGGCCCAGTAAGCTTTATGCGCATATGGGACGCAGTCTGCTCTACTATATCGTCGTCCGGCCATCGACGTGGGGCCATGATGGGCGTCATGCGCGTGGATCATCCGGATATCTATGAGTTCGTCAACTGCAAGAAGGATGGGCTGAGCCTGACCAACTTTAATATCTCTGTCGGCGTCACGGATGAGTTCATGATGGCTGTACTGAAGGACGGCAGTTTTGATCTGAAGTTCGAGGGGAAGGTCTACGAGACAATCCAGGCCAAAGACCTTTGGGACACTATCATGCTTAACACATGGGACTGGGCTGAGCCCGGCGTGCTGTTCCTGGACCGGATCAACGAAGCGAATAACCTGAATTATTGTGAGGACATCGCTGCAACCAATCCTTGCGCTGAACAGTGTCTTCCTCCTCATGGCGCTTGTCTGTTGGGAAGCTTTAATCTGACTAAGTACATTCGTCAGTCGTCGGTTGGCGAGGGTGCATACACATTTGACATGCGCCAGTTCATTGTCGACATACCCGATATCGTCCGTGCCATGGATAATGTGATAGACGAGGCCATCTACCCGCTTCCGGAACAAGCGGCAGAGGCGATCAGTAAGCGTCGCATTGGTATAGGCGTAACCGGCCTGTCAAATGCTGGCGAAGCGTTGGGGTATTCCTATGGTAGCCCCAAGTTTATAGAGTGGACTGACGGCATAATGACCATTCTTCGGAATGAGTGCTATCTGGCGTCTGCGCTGCTGGCGAACGAAAAGGGCGCGTTTCCTATGTATTCCAACGAGTATCTGGACTCCGAGTTTATCACGGCCCTGCCGGAATCAATTCGCGCCGTCATCAGACACCACGGAATTAGGAATTCACACTTAATCTCAATTGCCCCAACCGGGACGATTAGCTTGACGGCAGATAATGTCTCATCCGGTGCTGAGCCACCTTTCCGCCTGGAATACGATCGGACCGTGCGCACTGCTGATGGCGAGGCGATTGAAGTCGTTAGCGATTATGCTTATTCGCATTGGGGCGTCGAAGGAAAGACGGCGAATGAGGTGACGATAGATGAGCACATCAACGTCCTTCTAAAACTGCAGGAATATACTGACAGCGCCGTATCCAAGACACTCAATGTACCATCTCACGTATCTTTTAGCGAATTTAGCGGAATATACATGACAGGATGGAATGGGGGTGCTAAGGGGTTAACAACTTTCCGCGATGCCGGAAAACGAATGGGCATCCTACAGGAGACAAAGACAGAGCAAGATGAGAGCGAATCCGCTGCATGTTTCTTTGATCCGCATACAGGGGAGAGGTCGTGCGGATGATCGCACGAACATCCTAAACGAAAGGCTCGATATGAAATATAATAAACCGACACGCAGCCAAGCATTAGAAGCATCACAGCGGCGACAAAAGTCAAGCCAGGACATAGCGTCCAAAACGAGAGTGAAAACTATGATAATACCAAAGCAAACACCCGCATTGACTGGCCTCAACTATAATCCCAATAAGGTAGGCTTAGGCACGGCTCCCTTTGTTGAGGCTATTAAGAAGCTTATCGAAGAGCGCGCCTATCATCATAAGATCACCCCCGACCAGTATAAGGGGCTGCTAGGATGGCTGTAAATAAATATTTATTCCACGCGGATGAGCGAGGCGTAGCGGACGAAGGAACTGAAGCACAGATCCAGAGACGCTTTCTAAACCAGCTCCGACACGAGCCAGACGTTCGCGCAGTTGCCTTTCCTAACTCAGGTAAGCGCACAGCATGGGAAGGACGGCAACGTCAGCTGGAAGGAATGTCAAAGGGCGTACCCGACCTACTAATCCTTTGGGACGGCCGTTCAGCGTTTATTGAGTTTAAGGATAAAAAGGGATCTCTGAAACCGGAGCAGATTGCTTGGTTGAACTGGCTTAAGAACAATGGCCTACCCTGCGGAATGTTCCGTTCTTCTGACACAGCCATGACCTGGTTAAGAGAGCTTGGGGCTGTTAAGTGAGCCAGACACTGCAAGAAAAGCAGGACGAAAAAGGTCGTCTGCTAAAAGCCTATCGGTTATGGAAGCGCCAGCAATGGACTTTGCTGACAGAGCAAGAGCCTCGTCTCCTGCTTTTCCGCCGTTGGCTGGGGCGTCAGACCGACCCATGTGAGGCACTAATAATTATTTCAAATAGCTGGTTGCGTTTTGCGCCAGATAGTGTAAAGCATATAGCACTTGGACTAATAGAAAAGCATGCCGGCAAACAAGCGGAGTACCAGGGGCGCGAGCCACTAGACGATCCTTGGCCGGGAAAAACGAGTTTTTACTTTACCGCGCGAGAAATGTTCGCCGTAAGGTAACAAAAGGAAATGTGGGCGGTCTCTGGAGAGAATAGGAAAGTTAGCTTTCTAATACCCCAGTCGGCGTGTCCAACCCGGTTTCGGGCCGTCCACTTCACTTTTACAGAAACACAGTTGGCATATTAAGGAATAAAATATGGACAATATATTCGGAGGCGTGCTATGAAAATAATCACAGCAGACGAGCGCCTCGCTCAAAAATCAATGATAAAGGGCCTGATAATCGGTCCCTTTGACATTGGTAAGACCTCACTTCTCTTCACTCTAGACGCAGAAACCACGCTGTTTGCTAACGCAGAAGCTGGCGAACTGTCGGTTAGAGAGTGGAGTGGCGACATGGTACGAATCCGTACATGGCCAGAAGCTCGGGCTCTAGCCTGCGCAGTCGGCGGTCCTAACCCGGCACTAGACGAAGATCGTCCCTACAGCCAGGGGCATTATGACGCGATCATTGAAGACAACGATGTTTCTAAATATAAGACCATATTTGGAGATTCGCTGACTGAATTTTCTCGCATATGCTTTTCTTGGTGCCAGACACAGCCTGAAGCGTTCAGTGATAAGACAGGCAAACCTAACATGCTTGGAGCGTACGGACTGCTAGGTAGAGAGATGATTGCATTTTTAAAGCAATTTCAGCATTGCCAAACGCACAATGTATGGCTAGTAGGATTGCTTGACGAGATCTCCGATGAATTTGGTCGGAAATCTTGGACAATGCAGGTGGAAGGAACGAAAACGAAAAATGAAGCACCGGGAATACTTGACACAGTGTTATGTATGGTGCAAATGAAGCCTGACGATGGAGAACCTTATAGAGCCTTCGTCACAAGTTCTGTCAATCAATGGGGCTACCCAGCGAAAGACAGGAGCGGTCGCCTTAATCTTATCGAGGAACCGCATCTGGGAAGGTTAATGGAAAAAATTAACTCAACCAACGAGCCTATTGCCGAGCGATTAAGCTACGGCAACATTAATGAAACAGAAGAAGGACAAGAATAATGGATTTTAATAACGCAGTAAGCAGCAGCTTCGACCTCATCCCAGCAGGCAGCATTTGCCCGCTTATCATGACCATTCGACCAGGTGCGGTCGGCGACGGTGGATGGGAATCATCCAGCGAAAAGTCAGCTTATAGCTGGCTCAATTGCGAATACGTCGTAACCGGAGGCCCTTTCAAGGGACGGAAGTTCTGGGGTAACATGATGAGTGGACACCCTGAAGCTGAGAACAAGGCAGTGAGCATCACTCGTTCATCGCTTCGCGGCATCTTGGAATCGTCGCGCGGGATTAAAGCGGACGATACCAGCGAAGACGCGATGAAGGCACGTATCGTTGATAGCTTTGGCGACTTTTCCGGTATGGAATTTGTCGGCAAGATCGGCATTGAGAAAGGCCGCGACGGCTACGATGATAAGAACAAGATGGCCAATGCCATTGCGTTTGGATCGCGTGATTATAATGAAGCTGGGTCTGCTAAGCCTGCCAATGAAGCTGCTCCAAGTGCCCCTCAGGGTGAAAAACCTAACTGGGCATAGTGAGTAAAGCGTATAATGAAAATGGGCGCGTCTGTGAAACTTGTAAATTGTACTGGTCAGGAGGCCTTGGTTATGCCAAGGGGTTCATAGACTACAAGTTTTGCGGGCGCGCCTGCTTAAATAAATGGAAGTTGGACACGGACATGAACGATAGCAATAACAAATATCAATTAGCGGCATGTGAGTCGCTAGCAATAAAAAGAATGCTACCAGCGCTTGGAAAAAGCGTCGCTGAAAGTGGCGTAGGCGGAAAAGCCTTTAACGATTTTACCAAAGAAGAGATAGTATCCTTTGTAGCCAATACGATTAAGATATTCAGGTTTGAATTGGCAGAATCCCTTGAGGGAGAAGTCCCATTTTAGACTTTAACTCAGGCGCCCAAAAGAAGGGTGGATTTTCGAATGAGCTTTCTGCTATAATCGACTCTGCAATGGAGACGGAACAGCAAAAGGAAACCCCACGCAACTATCTTGGCGGATCTCGCCTCGGTGAGGAATGCGCTCGCAAGCTCCAATATGAATATGAGAATGCGCCAAAGAGTCGCAACTTCAAGGGCTCTACTCTGCGCATATTCAAGCGCGGACACAATGGTGAGGCCGATATGATTAACTGGATGCGCCTTGCGGGGTTTGTGATGGTTACCGAGAAGGAAGATGGTAAGCAGCTAGGCTTTTATACCGCAAAGGACCCCCAGACGGGAAACTCTCGTATTTCGGGCCATTATGACGGCATTATCAACGAAGCTCCCATCGATATGGCATGCCCTGCCATTTGGGAGCATAAGGTGTTGGGAGCCAAGGGCTGGCGCGCTTGCTTAAAGCATGGTATTAAGAAGTCAAAGCCAGTATATTACGGTCAGGTCAACACCTACATGGCGTATTCCGGTCTAACCGAGAACCCAGCGCTCTTTACAGTGATGAACGCTGACACTCAGGAGATTTATAGCGAGTTAGTCCCGTTTGACGCGGCAGAGGCGCAGGATTGTACTGACCGAGGTGTTCAGGTTATACAGGCCACTGCTGCAGGCGAACGGTTACCACGTTCATATCCGGACGAAGATTTTTATCTATGCAAGTTTTGCGATTACCGCGAAAGCTGCTGGGAGTTAGTATAATGAGCAATGTAATGGATTTCAATGAGGCGTTTAAGGAAAAGGAGCTCGAGCAGTTCCTTTCCAGCGAATTCGACGAAGGCCAGCGTGAGAAGGTCCTAAGCGGACTCTCATCATCTATCGAAAGCTTCATCGTCTGGTTGTTCCCGTCCGCCATCATCACGCCAAAGAAGGCTTTGGTCGGCGATATTCGCGGCAACCCTGGTGGTTCGCTGGTTATTCAGACATCAGGCTCCAAGAAGGGCGTTTGGTCTGACTTTGCCGATCCATCACAAAAGGGCGGCAATCTAATAGACCTTTATATCGCTGCGCGCGGTATTTCGTTTAAGGATGCCCTTAATGAGCTGTCTGATTGGGTTGGCAACGGCACTAAGCCGGAGGTTAACTATCAGAGAGAGCAGCTGGCTAAGAAAGCCAAGCGCGTACAACGAGATCTAGGCCAACAGAAGGGCGAGTGGCATTATACTGACGAAGATGGTGTTATAATTGCATCTATCTACCGATATGAGCCAGAAGAAGGGCAGAAAGAATATTTGCCATGGAACGCTGTCGCTGGTCGTTACGGACTTCCCGATATCAGACCACTTTACAACATCCCAGGCGTATTAAAATCAGACACAGTTGTTTTCTGTGAGGGTGAGAAGGCTGCGGATGCGTTAATCCGGCAGGATATTTGTGCTACAGCAGTCATGGGCGGCTCGAACAGCCCGCTAGAGCGCACCAACTTGCTTCCCCTGAAGGGTAAGAAGGTCATAATCTGGCCTGATGCTGACGAAGCTGGGCTGAAGTTCGCTGGTGCTATTGCATCGGCACTCGATGGTTTGTGCGAAGTAACGCAAATAGAGATCCCAGAGGACGCTCCAAAGGGTTGGGATGCTGCGGACGCTGACAATGCTCCAGAAATCTTGGGCCACGAAGTAGCGCCTATCGATCCTTACGAATTGAAGGTAGTCGACGCGTTTGATTTCGATGAAGCCAAGATTCCTCCTCGCCCATGGATTATCCCAGGCGTGATGTTGGCGGGATACACCCATATGTTAGCCGCTCCAGGCGGTTCAGGTAAGAGCCTGTTCACCCTTCAGTTAGCAATCGCGCTAGCTACAGGGGACAAGTGGGGTGAATTTGAGCCACGTCACCGTGCAAAGACCTTGGTTATCAATGTCGAGGATGATCTTGACGAGCAGCGCAGGCGTTTAAGCGCGGCGCGCGAAGTCATGAAGCCAGATGATAAGCTTCTCCCAGGGATGATCCACCTAGTAAACGCGGCGGATTCCATCGTGATAGCTGGGCATGACGCGACCAAGAAGACCATTGTTGCGACTCCTATCGTCGAAACGCTTTGCCGGTACATTGAGACGCATAACATTGAGGTTCTGATAGTCGATCCGTTCGCAGAAACCTTTGAAGGTAATGAAAACGATAACAGTGAAGTTAAGTGGGCTATGCAAATCTGGCGTGACCAGATCGCGAAGCGTACCGGATGCGCCGTTTATCTAGTTCACCATACCACGAAGAACGCGGGAGGCGGAGCCGGCGATCAGAATATTGTTCGTGGTGGCGGCGCGATTGTTAACTCAACCCGTATCTCGTCTACACTGATGCCAATGACTGTGGAGGAATGCGAGGCTGTGGGCGTTGAGAAGGAGGATGTTCACTATTACGTCCGCTTTGATGATGCTAAGGCCAACCAATCGTTGAAAAGCGGTAAGGCGCGTTGGTTCAAGAAGCAGTCTGTATTGCTCAGAAACGGAACTAGCGGCCTTGAGGGTGATGAGGTTGGGGCATTGATCCCGTGGACACAAGAGGATCCATTTGACGGCATATCGATAAAGATGATCAATCAGGCACTAGATTATATCGATGAGGGCTATGTTGACGCTAACGGCGTTGTCACAGAGCGTCGCTACACTTTGGAGACAAAGGGTGGGTCAACGAAGCCTGGTGGCCGATGGGTTGGTCTTATCCTAATGCAGGAATTTAAGATCAAATTAGCACGGGCTAAAATCATCTTGCGGCACTGGGAGCGCAACGGCGTATTGGTATCAAAACCATATCGCGACCCAGTTCAAAGAAAGGATACAAACGGCGTATTCGTTGCTGAAGATAAGCGTCCTGGAGAGGTGCGGTAATGGGCATGAGCCTAAAGGACCATTCGGTCAGCGAGCTAATCAGCCTTCTGGAGGCATGTGACACATGCGATGTGGAGCTCGCCATAAAGCAAGCTGAGGCCTCACCAGCGCCGGTAAATAAGACCTTACCGGGTTCGCTGGAGGGGATGCTAAGCTGCGACGCTAAGCACACATTGTCAGAAGAAGTAGGTGAGTGGCTGAGGGCGTCCTGATGGACTGCCCTCTAGCTATTTGTAAGTCTGGGGAGGCGGGCTGAGTAAGTCTGGGGAACCAAACTCAGCCCTAACCAAGACGAAAGGACAAGTTTCGTTATGGCTAGGAGCACTATAGCCCATCCCTCGTTGCCACGTCAATGGATAAAATGTAATTTAAAAATATATTTTGCCATATAATATCTTTTGATAAGTCTCTATAATTCGGAAAGATATAGCGCTAAACTCCATTAATTGAGAGAAGCGCAGCTGTGATGAACAGCAATATTACAATTAATGAAAGCTGATACATAAGCGGGTATCCTATCTTACAATATTAATATTACCATTCCTATTAATGCTGATACGACCACCAAGGGCCATAGGATCGCGGTTACAACCCCAACGGCAATAGCAGCAGGCAAAGATAGAGCCCAACCAAAGACGAGGGATAGGGCGCCTGGATGGGTGGCGTAAATCTCCCCCCATAGTATAAGGAATGTGAATAATCCTGCTACCATACCAACTGGTACGCCTGAGCTTAGGTATTTATCCATTATTTTACCCCTTAATAAAATTACAATTTAATCAGGCAGTCCGTCGAAATATTCGGAAATCCACTTCAGGGATGACGAGCAATCCTGCCAGCTTCCGCGAATAGCGATTAAATAGTCTGCCGTAACCGCGTCCGTGATCTCACCAGAAGGAGCATCAGGCTCGTTTGCGCAAACAAGGCGCTCCGGAGGAGGCTTTATAGCAGTTACCACCCTTTGGGTGCTGCAACCTGATACCATCAGGGCCAGGCAAACTGGGGCGATAATTGTAACGATGTGGGATCTAATCATCTTTTTGTTCCTTCAACTTCTTTTTCCTTCAGCTTTCTGAAATATTCGCTAACGCCGGCTCCGACAGGTTCGTCTGTCTTTACCGAATCGACAGCATCGGCGATTTCAGACTGGTCTTCTGCAAACTCTTCGTCGCGAGCTGCTTTTTCAGCATCCGCCGCTAACGCAGCGGCCATTTCCACCACTTCAAGTACGAGCCCGGCCTCTACCCATTTAGCGTCTGTTGCTTCAACGCCATCGTTGTAGCGGCTGTTCCCCCACGCCCAAAGCGAGAGGAATAGGGCTGCAATCGCCAGTCCGTATCGAACGTACTTATTCGCGAGGGCTTTGCCCCCAAATGCCAGGGCTTTAAAGCCAAATGCAGTAATTGCTGTTATCATTTTTTAATCTCCGGTTCTGCTAAATCTTTTTCAACAGTGGCTTTTCGTTTTCCAATATCTACATCAATGCCCGATTTGCTGGCTGATATGTCTACCCTGCCTCCAGCTACAACAATGATAACCAGAACGGCTACGCATAGAGCGAGTGTACCCATACCGATATAGCCGTATATTGAGAGCGCAGTCAACTGATCATGCATAAGCGCGATACAATTGGCTGTAGTCGCTACTTCTCCGGCTTCGCCAGTAGCTAGCTCTGTGCCGATAACCGCACTGCACCATTGCCCTGATGCCATAACATAGTTATTCCAGATAGCCATTCCCATTAGGAATACGGTGATTACAGCAATCAAGATCATTGCAAAAATACGGTTGCGTTCTTTTAGATCCTCTAGTACTTTAGATTTTGCCATTATCGTCTCATTTCTTTTGCTAGCTTATGATGATACATATTTTTCGCGTAAGCGGCGCCGTTATAGCCCCTGGCAAATGCACGGTTATCACGAGCATTTACGGATAACGCCTGCATTTCATCGCTTAGGTGTGCCATATCTACGTAATCAATCAATGACTGATAATGGCCAAATTCGTTGTTCGTCATGCTGTACATGAAATCCCAGGGAGTCTTATGTCCGAACTCATCGAAATAATCGCCCATTACCTGGAATTTACCGCATGAGATGGATCTAAACGCTGCATCAGGGTCATAACGACACGCACGCATTAACCTGCTCCACTGAGCGCTAGACTTACCGTAGCCGCCCCACTTGCGGTTAGACAGGTCTGGGACGTACTTAGCGTAACGACCTTTGGTAAAGCGGTGGAAATAATGACGTTCAAATAATATCTTGGGCTTGCCGTACTTATCGAATCCGCCACCGCTGCTCTCTACGTTTGCAACTGCCCGAACCTGTCTGGTTGAAACATTTATGCTTGAAGCTAGAACTTTAATGTCTGTGTCTGTTATCGCACTGGCGTCTGGATTGGCGAAAATCTTTAGCGCAGCAGACTCTGTCGCAGGTCCAACTTGTCCGTCGATGACAATATCGGCTCCTCTATCGCAAAGCCATGATTGAAATTCTCGTTTGCTCATATCAAATCCTGTCCGTATAAATAAAATGTGGCCCTAATGGGGGATCTCTAAGAGCGGAAAGCGCTCTTTACATTCCGGAGTGTGGTCGCACAGATAGTCGATCTCACGCGCAGACCTGATCATAAATTGCCGATGATCCTCAATTCGAGAATCAGTCTCCATACCCATCGTGAATTTTAGGCTCATCACTGCCACTAGCAGCGCCGCCCCCGCTATCAGCGGCCCCCAGCTCGTCTTCATCGGATATCTCCATGGTGCGCGTTAGCCACCAATCCAATGCGAGTCCCAACAAAATTAATAATAATATTTCCACAAATGCACCCTGTCCACGCCATCAATAAAGCAATCTGTATAAACAACATCGCTGTGGCCCCACTGTAGGCCGCCATATAGGCGTCTACATTCCCAATAAAGAACACTAGATATGTCCCAAAAAATATAGAGGCGGCAAGATAGCATGAGCCAAACCATTGCTGGAATTGCCCCGCTGGCTTCCACATCACGGCGACCATCGCCGCTACCTTTAGCGCAATAAATAATGCCATGCGCACCTCGTGACTAAATAAAGCAGAACCACTATGGGTTAAAATATCTGCAGTAAATTCTAATAAAACAAAAACTATGGCAACTCTGAAAATGTGCTTATTCTTAACGACATATGACATGACGAGGGCGGCAATCGACACAATATAGACAGAGGCCAGAAGCCCGTCATATAATGCCTGGAATGCCGCCCAGTCAGTCATGGATTCTTCATCAATTTAATCATCGATTTGGGAGCGTCAGCAATGCGTTCAAGGCCTTCTACTTTTTTAGGAAGGACTATCTTTTTCTTTGTGCTTATACTCAATATTTTACGTTTCACTTACTTAAGTCCCTATCTTTGATTGCCGTGGAACACTATCACACATATACCAAATTGTCTAGTCTTTTATGACCTCGTCCGGCTTAGTCGGAGCCACTGCCGCTGACTGCAATGCCTCAATAGCGTCAGAAGCTTCCTGTAAAAGAGGCTTGAGCGTTAAACCCTCACTAAATACCGAGCCGGTGAAGGATCCAAAATTACCATTAGCAGCAGGGAAGCCAAGTATCGTATTTATTCTACTCTGAGTTACAGGCGTGGAATAGTTGTTTGAAAAGTCTGTTATCGTAGGTCTAACTAAAACGCCATCAGAGTCCAGAACCTGAAGTGTCTGGCCCAATTCTGCTCTAAAATAAAATTCAGCCATGCCCGTCTCTAGACTGGATAACGTATAATTAACAACATCGCCGTTTTCATTGGTAAACCGTGTTTCGGCATTATCGGCATATATGATAATAATTGAACCGGTTTCGTCAGCAACCTGAACCCGGTGATTTGCAAGGCTATCGCCGGTTATATTCGTGATGGTTTGATAATATTTATTCATTTGGGTTTCCTGTATCAGTTTTTTAAAGGAGTTGGCGTATTCCCCAAAAGGCTTATAAAGGTTTCTGTAAAATGTTTAACCGATTGGGACCACCCAGTGTCCCAATCGGCGTAGTCTAAATGTTAAAAAATGATGCCTCTACGGCGACAGATGCTGTGGCTCCCTGCGAGTCTGTAGCAGTGCATCTAAAATTATCGACATAAAAAGTGCCTATAGGGACGCCTGATTTTATAAACGTTGTATTTGAAGTGTTTTGCGATGTTATTCTCGGTGCATTACCGCCATTAGACGAAACAAATTCCCATCTGTAGGTGAATGGACCCACGCCGCCAGTCACCAACGCGGTGCTGGCAGTTGTTGTAGCAACGCCCTGTGAAAAGGCGTTGGCGGCACCGACCACATCATTCGCGGACAATGAGAACGTCGCATCACCAGTATCCGGATTGTCTCCGTCATAAACGTTTTTAAAGACTGCTGTAATGTCGGCGGTTAATGTCTCTCCTAAGGAGTTTGTCACAGTACATCTAAAATTATCGATATAAAGAGCGCCCTTGGGGACGTTTGGTTTTACAAACTTTGTATTTGAAGAGTTTGGCGTCGAGATTGCTGCTGCATCACCACCACCAGATGAAATAAGTGTCCATCTGTAGGTGAACGGACCCTGCCCACCAGCCCGACAGATGCTGTCAGGTGTTGTAACAGTGATCGGTGTAATACTGTTGCCGACCCCTGTGACAGAATTCACGGCCAATGTGAATGAAGAATCGTTGCTCCCATAAACGTTTCTAAAGGTTGCCCCTACGACGATGAATGCTTCTGAGCCGGTGGAGTCTGTAACAGTGCATCCGAAGCTAGCGGCATAAGAACGACCTTTTTTGACGCCTGATTTTGTAAACGTTGTACTTGAGGCGTTTGGCGTCGAGATTCTTGGTGTATCGCCATCACTAGACGAAACAAGTATCCATCTGTAGGTAAATGGGCCCTGGCCGCCAATCATCGACGTGATGCTGGGAGCTGTTACAACGGAGATCCTATCTCTACTGTTGCCGGCCCCTGACGCATTATTCACGAACAGTGAGAACGTCTCCCCATCAGTCCCTGGAGAAGAGGTAACCCTACCCTGAAGGTTTGAATAGGTTGCTGTGACGTCGGCGGATGCCGTCTCTCCTAAGGAGTCTGTAACAGTACATCTGAAACTATCGGTATAAAAAAGTCCTGGACCTACCAATGGCTTCACAAACGTTGTAGTTGAAACGTTTGGCGTTGTGATTACTGGTAGATTACCACCGCCAGACGCAATAAGCGTCCATTCGTAGGTGAATGGCCCTTGACCACCGGCCACCAGCGCGATGCTGGGATCTGTTGTAACATCGGCAGGTGGGAAACTGAAGACGCTTCCCCCCACAGCATTCGCGGACAATGAGATAGGTAAGCTAAGTACTGCCAAAGTGCGCAATACGCCGCCATCCAGCATCTTTATAGTTCTCAATTTTCGCACAACACCTGCTATCTGAACAGCACCATCGACGATTGTTTCGGGCGCGCCCGATACGCGTATCTTCATAGTCATTTAGTATTCAAACAGGAAGTCGCCATCCAGCATTGCTGGGGGCGTTCCGCCTGCTGCCTGGACAAATACATTCGCTGATGCGTTTGCTGTGTTATTATGGTGTAATACACCACCCTTGTCTACTGCAGTCGCGTTATCCGACAGAATGGAATTGGCTTTGGTGACGTACAGAGTTCCGTCAGCCTTGTTCTCATCCTGAAATTTACAGGCTGACATAATTTCTCGGCCCATATTGTTCATATTGGCTGGGCTACAGTTCTCGGATATGTCGATACCCGCTATCGTGGTGTTTAAACTTGGTGTTTCTGACCAATCGCTAAATCTTGCCATTGCTATTGTTATTCCTTTGGTTTAGAGTAGGTTTTTATGGAGTCTACGTTATGAAATATGTTAAGCCTTTTATACACTTTATATATTTTTTAGCTATCATTTTAGTCGCGCTAGATGTTCGATATAGCCTTGAAAGAATGAGAGGTGTAGCAATCTCTTCTAAAGTTAAAACAGACATTCTTATCTCCGGATTAACTTACGGTAACTATCAGCTACGGAAATTGGTAGAATCATCACATAAAATTGAAGCTATGGCGCAACAAAGCGTCAAATCAGGGTTCACAATCAGACGACTCATAGTGTCCAATGAGGAGTCGGTGCTTCTGGCGGCAGGTGCATCAATTGAATCGGTAGCGTCATCACATCGAACAGAGAAAATACTAGAACAAATTAAAATAGGTCAGCAATGGGATCGCGCGCCCGAGGGAGAGGTAGCCGGTGTAAGGGAACTTAAAGATTTTAGACAGGTAGCAGATGAACGCAGTGAATGATTGCGCTTGACATTGATAATCCCTTACCATAAAAGTGATCTTTATGGAG